TACTACCAGTAGGAGCTGAAGTAAAAGGTATAACATTAGATGATGCAGATTGTAATTGCCCTGTACCTGATTGACGAATATGCAACTCTTTGCCAGGATATGTAGCTGCACTTGGAAGAGTTAAAGTAGTAAGAACACTTGTATTTATATCTAACCATGATGTATTTACACTAACGGTAAAAGAGGAGCTTGTAGAATATGTGTATTGTCTTTCTAACCATGGTGTATTTACTCTACCACCAAATGTTCCAGTTGATGAAACATCTATTGTTCCTGTAAATGTTTTATTTCCTCCAAATGTTTGTGTAGTAGCACTTACAACTCCTATTGTTGAACTTCCAGCTAATGCCATTGATATAACTGGTGTAGTTGTTCCTGTTGCAACGCTTAAACCATTTGCAGGACTTCCTGCGCTAACGCTTGTCACCGTGCCACTGCCACCTGTTGCAGACAATGTGCCACTTGTCAAAGATAGACCTGTACCAATTCCAACTGTTGCAAATCTATCTGTAGAAGATAATCCTGCTAATCTTGTTGCAGTGTAGGTATAATCTTTAAATACTGCTCTTCCGTTAAATTGTGTTATACCCTCAAATACTTTATCACCACTAAATTGTTGTGTACCTGTTGATGTAACAATTCCGGCAGTACCAAATGCTGCGTCTGCTACACTTATAACTGGAGTAGTTGTACCAGTTGCAACTGATATTGCACCAGAACCACTAACACTTGTAACTGTGCCATTTCCTTTACCATTAAATGTAGTCCAATCTGTACTTGATAAAAATCCATTTACACTTCCACTTGCTTGTGTAATAGAAAATGTCCTATTTGCAGATAAATCACCTCCTCCTTGCAATGGTGCAGTTGTAGATATTGACCTTGTTAAAGGTGTGTAAGTCGAAGCCGCAACACCTGTGCGCAAATAATTTGTCAACATACTTGCCGTGTCACTGACCAACAAGGCAGCGGTTGTGTCGCGCCATAATCCACCAGAATAATATAAACTTGCGTTTGCAGAAGGTGACGTAATGGCTACATCATGAAGCTCATGCAATGCATAACCAGAAGCTACTCTTATTGATATTGTGCCATTATTTACATGAGAATTAATACAAAAGCCTATTGGCATATCAATGTTTGGCGCAACTGGCTCAACGTCTGTCCAAACACCTGCCGTAGTTGGAGAAGGGTAAAGGATTGCACCAGCCGAAAAGGTATCGGTGTTAACCTTTCTTATTTTTCCAAATGAAATAACGTAGCCGTCTTCACCGTTGCTTAAATCATGAGCAGTTATTCCTAATAAATATTTGGCATCTATTGTGCCATTGGCTATAAACTTTGCAACTGTTATTCTTCCACTTGCACCAACCGTTCCATTGGCATACACGATGCTGCCTTTTGTAATAGTTGAGCCTGTTTGATTTTTGACAAGCCAAAAGTTTTTAAAGCCTAACTCATTTGGCACTTGGTCATACATTCCTAAAACCACTGTACCTAACTCCGAATCCCATCGCATTTTAGCAGTGTCCACATTGTTTGGAGATACACTTGTTTTAAAAAATAATGAGTCAACAGGCTGTGAAAAATTGTTGTTTACAATGACTGTGTCTGCATTATTAAATTGCCATCCTCCTTTAGTCTTTATGTAGCTAAATAAGACATTGTTAACTGTGTCAAATAAATGGTAGGCATTATTTAAAGTAGAAGGTTTTAAAGCCGTTGTATCGTTTGACCTTCCCCTAAAAACAAGACCATCTCCCGTAGTCTGATAACCAAGTCTCTGTTTGTTCCCCGTTGCTGGATACTGGGCAAAGGCAAATGTGCAGGAGAGGAGGAGGAGAAAGGATAGCGTTTCTCTCTTTTTTGGAATCTTAATTTTGTTTATCATTTTACCTATGTATTTTCTTCCTAAACCAAGAGCCAGCTCTTGCACTAAAACACCTGCAACGCGCCCAATGGCTTTTAAAAACTTTCTTTCTTTCTTAGGTGTAGGTATTTGTTCCATTAGTTTATATTTATTGCAAATACAATGTAATTACTTCCATCGTAATGTGTGTTAGAATCTATGGTAATAGTAGCAGGTAGTGTAATAGAATATTGACTATCGACTAATTTCTGACCATTCTGGTAAACATGGATAGATGCTAATAAATTAGTTGTCGGCAACTTGCCGCTATTCTGTGTCCATGTTAAAATAGCAGATGTTGTATCAAGAAACTCTTGATTAAAAATAGATACATTACTGCCGTTAACCGTTACATTGTTTATTGTTTCAGTTACATTGCTACTTACTACTCCTCCACTCCCAGCGTTATTAGGAATATTATTAAAGTCGTTTGGCTTAGACAAAATTACTCTCTCTGTATAACTTGGCATTAGTATTCTATTTTATAATAATCACCATTCCAAATATCAGTGTTAAGGTCATAACTACCTCTTTCAAAAACGTAATAACCAGAAGAATATTCTATTGATAAATGTGGTAGGTAAGGCTGGTCTAAACTAAGATTCTGGAATGGCATATCAACCATGCGCAGCCTTGGGGTTAACTGACCTTTAATAACCTCATTAATCAATAACTGACTAATCGGTTTAGCCGTTCCTACATTGCCAAACTTCCAACCATCACTTACTATATATTCTCCGCTTGCATTTAGCACTCTTAATGCGCCAGTCGTAGTCGCAGAAGGCCCATCTCCTAAATAGGTATCAACATCATAACTCACACTTGACTTATCGTCATTATCGTTACCAAATTCCTTTATATCTGCCTGACCTTGCAGTGTGCCATCCGGAATAAATTCTAAATAATTATTAGTCAAATAATATTCAATCGTGTAATCTGCTTTTATATCTGTGCCTGCCTCATCCCTTACCTCTTTCAATCGCATCTCCCAAATATATTCTCCTGTCTCTGGTATTGCTAAAGTATCAAATGAAATAGTTTTATTTATAATTTCTGTACCATCTTGTGTAATTACATCTGTGTTAAATTCCCATTCATAAAAAGATGATTCCCAAGTTGCAGCAGTTAGTTGAAAATTAAAACCATTTGTAAAAGTTATATTTCTCTTTAAGTATTTATTTTCCTTTTTTACTTGCAATCCTGTTATTGTTGCAGTAACTTTTGGAGTTGATACAGAATCTAAAATAAACTTTTGTGTAGATGTAGTAAATATTTTATATTCATAATCTCCAGATGATGTTATTGTTTTAGTAACTCCACCTAAACGCAAACGTAATTCTCCGCTCGTTAAATCTACTTTTATTTTAACGTAGTAATATTTACCACTAACAATGTTTTCCGGATTATACTGCGCAGTGCCACTTGCTGCAGAGGCAAACAATGTGCCGCTTAATTCTGTCCAACCACTACCAAATGTCCAGTCACTCGGATTAAATGTTTGTAATGGTATGGCGTCAATAATAGATGCAACCTTAACGGCATAGACAAACATATGAGGAACAAAGCCAGGGCCACCAGTGTTAATTGAACGCTGATATAAAATACCTGTGTATGATAACTTTGCCTCAGGACTTGTTGCGTCTAAAGTGCCAGTTTGAACCGTTGCGCCATCATTATTTGTTTGATAATTATAAACAATGCCTGCCATTAAATTACGCTTCGCATTGTGATTATATCTTAGTATAGTATTTTTTAAAGCTGAGTAATAAGACCATCTACCACCAGATAATCTTAATAATTTACTTGTACTTAAATCGCTTTGTAAATTTAATAAAGTAAAATCATCTGTAAATGTTCCACTTACTTGATTGCCTAATGCTTTATACTTAAAGTATCTGTGTGTTTTTGGAGAATTATTATATTCATTGACTTGAATAAACCAGTATTGTGATCCGCTAAATATCAACCTTGCACCTAATGCTTGGCAAATAATATTAAGCACATCATAGCAACTTTTATAAATGTAATTACCTTTTGTATCTGTATGGTAAAATGCTCTGTGTTGTATTGCAGTCCTTAAAGCAAAATCATTATTAGCAGAATAAGTTATACTATCCTCATGCCAGTTAAATATCGTATGTAAAACTGGCAAATCATTTGCCACAAGTTCGCTCTGTACAAAATCTAACTGATTAAGACAGTTCAAAATATGTTGTACCACTGTATCTTGACCAAGATAAGGCCCTACTTCACTTTTGTATAATAATGTCTTTAACCATCCAATACCATCAATCGCCTGGATGCTTGCAACAAAACCAAGTTCAACAGGCACATCTTCAAACTCAATTAAATCTGTAACTATATAACCATACCAATTATAAGCAATGGTTGTGTTATCTGCTTTGTATGCGCTTACTTGAATAGTAAATCTTCCTTCAACAGCTAATCCTATATCAGTCATTAATGTTTGTAATGCCTGACTATTTATTAGTAATTGTAATGTAAATTTTGAGCCAATTATAGGAGTAAACCTTTCCTCTCCTTGTTTGCTTTGTGAATCATATTGCAATGCAATATTTGTCGTATCAAAAGTACCGACTGAGCCAGAGAAATTAGCATCTTTTATAGATACAATTATCTTTCTTTTCTTTTCGTTATATACAGTCGTTTGATACCTTACCGCCATTATTGTACTCTATTTAAAGTCTTTTGTGATCGGTTTAACAATATAATCAAATCGTTTCCGCTTATCCTTGTTTCCAATACTCCTCCTCCTCCTCCCATGTCACCAAGCATTGACTTTAACTTTGACAAAGGAGCAATAACTTCTGGATCAACACGAGCATTTCTATTATCTCCAACTAATGCCATTGTCGGTCCTGTTGCCAAGCCGCCTTCTGCAAGTGCAGGCATTTTACTTTTAACTAAACTTGACAAAGCTACAAGGGCAATACCACCTGCAATAGCAACCGCAGGATTAATTGGAGGCTTTAATGCTAATTTAATACCAGCAGCAGTTATACCTGTTTGTATAGCTAACTTTCCAAACTGTGCTAAAGCATCAGCCATTGGAGTAATTAAAGCTTTAATACTAAATCCTGCACCAGATAAAGCATTGCCTAACTGCTCGCCAAAGCCAATGGCTAAATCGTTTAATGTGCTATCAACTATTGTTTTTAAACCTTCATTTAATCTTGCAAAAGAATCTTTTAATAAATTTATTTTTTCATCTGTAACTTGCACTGCATTACCAGCTGCTATTTGAGCATCTTTAAATGCGTTTGTATTTTGTGTTAATCTCTCTGTTTCAGCAGTTGCACTTTTTAATTGATCAGGCAATAAATTTAAGGTAGGCAATAAATTTGTTGCATCCATTGAACCTCTTGAGCCTACTGCACCACCACCGCCACCTCCACCAGTAGAACCTGCATTTGTTGTGCCAGTAGAAATAATACTACCTCCTCCTCCTGTTGCTTTTTTACTTACTGTAAACAATGAAGCAAGTTTGCCTTTTAAACTATCAACAGTATCTCCAATACTTTTAAACTCTGTGGCCACTATTCTTTGTTCCTTTTGATAGGTTGTTAATCCTGTAAGGTCAAATAGATTTAATCCTAATGCTTTTTGTAAATAGTCAATATTTTTTAAAACATTAGCTACTCCTTGCATTACGGAGTTTTTAATGTTTATCCATATATTTTTAAAGTTGTCGCTAAACGCCTTCCAATTATCATAAACATACAAGGCAATAGCACCAATAGCAGCAATGGATGCAGTAACTACTAAAATCATTGGATTGGCAGCTAAATAGCTAAACGCTTTACTTATATTTCCTATTGCTTGTACTATTAATTTTGATGCTCCGGCTAAAGCACCGTATGTGCTTATCAATTTACCTACAATAAATATAATAGGTCCAATCGATGCAGCCACTAAAGCAGCCTTAACGATGAAGCCTTGTGTCTCTGGATTAAGAGCTTTAAATCCATCTACTAAACCTTGAATATATTTACTTAAACTTTCTGCAACCGCTTGTAGGTTCAATGACTCATTTATAGCCTTGCCAAATTCAGCCAAAGAGGCAGTTACATTATCTTTTAAATTATCAAATGTATTACCTAAACCACCCTGCGCCCTTTCTAATTTTGCTAATGCAGATACAGAACGCGTTATAAATTCTTCACTACTTACACCTATTGCCCGTATTCCTTCTGCAGTTACCGTTCCAAATTCCTCTTTCATCACTCTTGCAAACTCTGGCAGCCTTTCTTTAATCTGATTAAGATCCTCCTGTGTAACTTTACCAACTGCGCTTATCTGACTAAGAGCCAATGTAACTCCGCTAAACTGTTCCGCTCCTCCACCAGATCTCGCTACGGCATTACCAAACTGCGTTATTGTTTCCCTTGCTGCATCGGCAGACATTCCTACACTTTGCAAAGAGGCAGAAGCCTGCACAACTTGCGGCAAGGCAAGACCAGGATTCTCTGCAACTTTACGAAGTTTATCTAACTCCTCCTTTGCTCCTTCACTTGTACCCATAATGGCAATTAATCCATTCTCCAGTTTCTCCATGTCGGCAAATGCCTTCAACGAAGCTGCACCGACACCAAGCAATGGCAGAGTAATAGACTGCGTCATTGTGCTGCCGATGTTTTGCATCTGTGAGCCAAACTTTGTCATTCTACTTTCTACCTTGCCAAGTTCACGGGAAAGGCTTGAAACATCAATACCAAGTTTAAGATTTAACTGCGCTGCATTTGCCATTATTACTCTTTATCCCATTTGTCAAAAATTGACTTGTCAACTTCTGATAAACTTCTTTTAGTTGGTTTTGGATTATCATTCTCCCAAGGAAATTCAATCAAATCTTTAGGCTTAATTGACTTTCCCTTTGCCGTATGAACATTTAATAAAAGTGTAGTTTGCCACCTGGCTCTTTCCCACTCAAATTGCTGCTCTATTTCAAATTGGTTATTATAACCTTGCATGGCTATAATAACCTCTCTTAGTGTCATCTCATAGTATTGCGGAGGGGAAAATCTTAATACTCCAAAGCAAAAACGCTCTATATAATCAAGCGTTAATTCTGCTCCTCCGCTATCTCGTTTTTTCTTTCTGGATCTTCTGGAACTGAAATCTCATTTGTTATCAGCTCTGTTATCCTATTTATCCCTCCCTTGTCTAAATCTACTAAGTCGCAAAACTTTTCTAAGGTATATGGGCACTTCTCTCCCTTTGCCTTGTAACCTGCCTGCACACCAGCAAAAGCAAGTTCAAGGGCAAACAAGAGGTCTTCGCCAAGTTGGGAGAGGTCGCTAAGTTTTAGATTCCTCTCCCGTAAAAATGTACCTAACACGAACATACCAAACTTAACTGGTATGTCCGCATTAGCTATTTTTATTGTTTTCATGTTAGGTAATTTTTATTATGCTTTTGTTGTCTTCACAATTGCACCTGTCACCTCAAAGGATGCAGAGTAGCTTGTATTTTCTTCCACTGCGGCATTAAGGTCTAATGATGTACAGATAGCAGACATCGTAAACACGTTGTCACCTTGTACGTCAGTAGTAAACTTAATAGTAAGCGCAGTACCACTAATTAAATCGGTAAAAAGATCATCAAACAAGTAGTTTGTAGATGAGTCACCAGGTCCGGCATACAGCGCCTCTGTGGACAGTGTGCCAGATAACTGACCCTTCTTTACTTCTCTCCATCCTCCAGCTGCTGAATCCTTTGTTAAGATTTCACGCATAGCTGCGGAGATGTTCATTTGGCAGGATGTAGCATAACCAATAGCAGTGCTATCTTTGTATAACCTCATCAACGTACCGTTAATTATTCCAGTTGTTGCCATTTTATTATTTTTTAGCTTTTGACAAATCTATATTAACATCTATTTTTTCCAATTCATTCTCATGCTCAAAATATTCCATAGGCATTGGCACAGGAATATAAATTGGTTGAGGTGCCTCTTGCACTTGTTTTTCTGGCATCTGCTCCACGACA